TTACAACAGATTCCAGCACGTCATGCTATCCTGGGTCCTCTTATCAGATCTATATTTATTCCTGAAAAAGAACACGAGTGGGGTATATTTGATTACTCGCAACAAGAACCACGGCTCGTCGTTCACTATGCTAGTATGAAAAGTTATCAAGGATCAAATCAATTTGTAGAAGCTTATCAGGAAGATGATACAACAGACTTCCATCAATTAGTTGCAAACATGGCGGACATTCCTCGTAAGCAAGCTAAGACAATTAACTTAGGTTTATTTTACGGTATGGGTAAAGGTAAATTAATGTCACAGCTTGGTGTAAGTTTAGAAGACGCTACAGAATTATTAGCCAGTTATCACGAGCGTGTGCCTTTTGTTAAACAATTGATGAGTGACACAATGAACAAAGCAAGTAAAAAAGGTTATTTGTTTACTTTAGAAGGAAGACGTTGCCGTTTTGATTTATGGGAACCGTCAAACGAGTGGGGCTCTAAAGCTTTACCACTTGTTGAAGCACAAAGAGAATATGGCGAAAGTATGATCAAACGTGCATGGACATACAAAGCATTAAATAGATTAATACAAGGATCTGCTGCAGACCAAACAAAAAAAGCAATGCTTGAATTATATAAAGAAGGGTACCTGGCGCACATACAAGTACATGATGAACTTGATTTTTCTGTTGCTAACGACACGGATAAGAATAAAATAAAAGACATTATGGAAAATTGTGTTGAGTTAGAAGTGCCAAGTAAAGTAGATGTCGAACTCGGCGAAAGCTGGGGCGACGCAGGTGATTAAAGTTTGGTTATTAGTTATGTTTTTATCTATGCCTAATCAACCATCGGTTAAGTATAATGCTGCTGTTTACCCTACGGAGGATAAATGTATGATAGCACTTGATGGTTATATGAGGATATACGAAAGTAAACCTGAATCTTATAAACAAGGATTGGTGACAGAAGCTTTCTGTCTTCCTTTTAATGCTTTCCCTATTCCAGGTTTAAATCAAACAGGTGCTTAAACTACTTCTCATTTGTGCCACAATTATAATTTGTGTTGCAATCTGGCGTTATTACTCTCCGTATCAAACTTTTATTAGAGAATGTGTCTACAATGAGGCAATGGAATGGGAGTTTAGCAAGGAATATTGTACCTGGATGTATAAAGAGTTATCCGAAGAAAATTCGTGGTTAAAAGAATTTCTTAGTTGACAGTCCCATTAAATTACATTAAAGACTAAATTAAATGAGAATGGTGCAACATTCTCTGAGTATGGCTGAACAACTGTAACAAAGTAGTAAGGCACGCTTGAGGAACGATATGAAGCGAATGCTTTGAAGGGTCCAAGGGTGGTACTGAAGTACTGGTTAACTCATGTAGGGTTGATTTGTCGGGAAAAGGTTGGGGGTAGTCAAAGAATCCCCCTACTCACACTAAGAAGGAGAAAGCATGATATTAAAAAAAGATTATGAGGCAACATTTAAAGAAGGATTTCGTCTTGGGGTGCGTTTAACACGTGCAAAAGAATGTTACTCTAAAGCAGCTAATGCGAAACGATTAGGCGATCACCAGATGGCCGATTTTTATATTAGCGCTGCCAAAGACTGGTCAGAACTTGCAAAAAATACAGGGCGTAAATTTACACCGCCCGCGGCTCACGACCCAGTACAACCTGCTTTTGATTTTGGTGATCTAGAGCTCATTATACAAAACGAACCATTTGAAAGGACAGGATCGTGAATATTTTAAAATTTAAGTCAGTAGCTGTACGCATGGAAACATACAAGTTACTTAAAAAAATAGCCAATGAAGAAAATAGATCTGCTGGTATGCAGATTACACATTTAGTAGAAAAAGAAGCAAAGAAAAGAAAGATGAAGGCTGCATGATACAAAAAATAGTTTGGGAAAGATTTTATGATGCCGAGAAAGGAACAGAAAAACTAAAAATTATTAAAGCGGAAGGTGTAGGATTTCCTGTAGATCCTGAAGGCGGTGATAACGATGTACGTGTAGCTCACTTTAAAAAGTACGAAGTAGGAACTATCATTGGAATCTATGATTTTTTAAGCGATCCTGATTATTACACAAAAATGTATACTATTGTTCACAAGAGTCAAAAGTATGTTACAAATGTATAGTTGTTTTTGTTGTCACCAGGAAACACCGTTTCTTCATGAAATGGAAAGTTATCCTGACAAAAAACTTTGTTCTACTTGTTATCTTAATGACAAGGAAGAACAGGCACGGTGGAATGACCAAGAAACAAAGGAGGAGTCATGATTGTATGGCACATCATTGCAATTGTTTTAATTTTTTGGATAGGATGGATATTTGGCAGACGTATGCAGAATAAACATCACTGGCAAGAATTAAATTCGTTGCGCCACTATTACGAAAAAAAGAGAAAGTCAAAAGAATGGCACGCAAGAGAAATACATTAGAGGAACGATTACGAAAAGAAAAGGAGCGCACTGGAAAGATTGCGCTCCGTTTCCCACGGACCCCGAAAGAAGCAGAAGATAGGAATCGTTGGGAAAGATTAAATAGAATTATTTGGAGGAGATACGGTGGTTAATAAAGTTATTTGCCCAATTTGTAAGGGAAATGGATTTACACGTCATAATTTTGAAGGGGAGAATGCAACCATTCAATGCAAAACGTGTAAAAGTGAAGGAGAATTAGAAGATAAATTTTATAATCAAGTGTGGATAGATGATCATGGTAATCCAGTCTGGTACCACGGACCACTTCATTTAGCCACTAATTCCCTTAAGAAATATAAAGTTTACATCGACTAATTTGCTTTTTAGCTCATAATAGGCTATAATTCGCCTCGTTCACTTTGATAACCCTCGCTAAGAGTTTTGCTCATGCGAGGGTCGTCTAAAAGGAGGCAGAATGAGCGACCAAGAGATTCTAAAGCAGCGTGAGTTACTTGACTCCATGCTTGCTGCCAGGACCAATCAATATGAAAGAGTTCAAAGTATGAAGCTGATGGACTCTATTTATTTCAAAGAAAAATTACCCGAAAACGTTATTTTGTTTCCGTTACAAAGGATAAAGCGTTATGTATCTAAAACTTCCAGAGAGCCCAGTAAGAAAAATTTATAAATGTTTCCACTGTGGGGATGTGACTGTGCGCTTTTACAATTCTAATTTTGATAGATCTTACACCCCTGATGAATGGGAAGTCATCATGACGGACGGCAAAGAAGCATTAAAAAAAGCACTTAGAGTTGTTAGTGAAGACCCTAAGTTTTTTTCTTAACCAGCCGTTCCTATAGATGTATTCTCCAAGATAAAAATATTTTTTTATTTCTCAGAGTAGAGGTATCCTAGGTAACCAAGTAACTTCCCTTGTATTTCCTAGCTTTTTAGGTTACCTGAAGGTTACTTTTACATTTACAAAAGTAACCTTTTTATATCTACAAACATAACTCGCATTGCATAAAATCATTAAATATTGTATATTTTCTGGGAAGAAACATCTATTGAACAGGTGCATTATGGAAGAAACCAAAGATAACATACCAGAAGCGTTGACTGACGCATTGTTTCACCACAAGATTACAGGAAAACAAAGAAAGTTTATTCTTTTATTTGTCCATTCCGAAGGGTTAAAGACTGCTAGACAATGTGCAATTGAAGCGGGGTACGCAAGAGACTCTGCTGTTGTTCGTGCGTCTGAGCTGCAAAACCCAGATAAACATCCTCTTGTTGCTGATGCCATTGAATCAGAACGCAGGGCTATTGCTGAAAGATATAAGTGTACGCAAGAAAGGAGCCTGGCTACATTGGCGAGAATTAGAGATAAAGCTAGTGAATCAGGAAATTGGAATGCCGCTGTGGCTGCAGAGACTAGGCGTGGACAGATTGCAGGGCTATATGTTGATAAAAAAGAGATTTTAACAGGAACAATTGATTCCATGAATAGAGAAGATGTAGAGGCTAAGATTTTAGAATTAAAAAAACAATATAGTATTGAAACAACTTTTGAAGAACTGAAGGATGTAAAACAGATAGAAAAAAAGCCTTGATTATGTAATTAAATGGGATTATAAGGTATATAAGATTGGTTTCTATGCCAATCTTTAAGGTTTGAGTGATACCAAAGGCGATGATCTTTTGATCCTAGAGTTTCTAAATCACTCATAAAAAAGGAGAAAGTTATGAATATATTTTTTTTATCTGAAAGCCCAGTTATATCAGCACGATATTTGTGTGATAAACATGTTCCTAAGATGTTGTTAGAATCAGCTCAAATGTTATCTACAGCTATGAGAAAACGTGGTTGTGATATGGGATATAAATCTGCGTATCCTAATCATCCCATGACAATATGGGTAGGAGAGTGTCGTGCTAATTTTACTTGGACTCTTTATCATGCTAGAGAATTAGCTAGAGAATATACTGCTCGTTATGGCAAACATCATGCGTCTAAAAAAGTTATTGATGAATTTTTATTTTTAAAGACTGTTGGATCTTATCGTCAAAATATGACTGAGCCACCTCAATGTATGCCAGATGAATATAAAGATAACGATTACGTGACTGCCTATCGTAATTATTATAAAGGCGAAAAGACTTTTGCTAAATGGGAAAAGGGAAGGAGTGAACCAAGATGGTGGTCATAAAAAAAAGAGATTATGTTCCTATTCCAATGACGGAAACATTATATTGGAATAGAGTTGGATGGTTGATGAATGCAATGTTAACAGCTGACGATTTTGAATTTAGGTTAATTTATTTTCACAAGCTACAAGAAATGATGAGGTATGTACCATGAAACACAAAGCGATTCCGTGTATTGATAACGTAGAATTTGAAATAAAAGGTGAGACTAAATTTTTTTGGATCTCTTTCTTAATGTTTGGAGGCTGGAAGTTTTTAGCTGCCTTGTTTGTTTTAATAGTTGTTTTAGTTTGAAGCCTGAGACAAAACTATGGAAGAAAGTAAAAGAAAACTTATCTGACATTCACTGGACTAGGTTTGAAAACTGGGCGTCGCCTGGCGTACCAGATTGTTATGGAATCAAGGACGGAATATCAGTTTGGGTTGAGTTGAAAGTAATTCATAGTAACAAGATTGTTTTATCTCCCTTTCAAAAATCGTGGAATTTTACCCATAGTT